GAAGGTAAATTAGGGTTAAATTCTTGACCCATTGTGCTTTGAACACGGCCTAATGCTGAATTAATTGTTCCACCAAGACCTAGTGCTGCTTCGTTTTGCTGGTCTAAAAGTTGTTGCCCTACGCCTGATAGGTTAGTAGTAGCTGACCAAGTAGGGTTTCCGTAGGTATCTGTGCCAGATTGCTTGTATTCAAGGCTTCCGTATGGAGTGTATTGGTTTATGCGATTCGCGGCAGAAGCGGCTCTTGCAGCCTCTAAGTTGCCTTGTGCAGTAGCGTTTGCAGCACTTGTGTAATCTGGAGCAGCAGGAGCAGATGAGCCTCCACCTCCAAATAAACCGCTTACTGCATTAGTTATCGAACTCATTACCTTCTCCTTGTTGTAACCATTTGCATTGATTACGCTTCATTGCGACTACGATAAGGTCACCATTTGGGTGTCCATAAGGTATATCAGCTACCTGCTTAAAGCCAAGTTTTCGGCACAAATTCAAAGACTTAAAATTGTCCTTGCATATTGGTGCTAGTATAACCTTAACTTTAGCTTTGTTAAAGGGATAATCAAATATTGCAAACAGCAAATCTTTATTTAACCAATACTTATCTGTTGAAGCAACATGGATTTGGCATAAAGACTCAGTAAAATTGTTATAGCCAACTACTGCTATCAATTCCCCATCCTTTTGTTGCCCAATACACATCGTTTCTTTAGGGTATTCACATTGACCTACCCTTGACAGCCAACTTCTTAATTGTTCTTGATTCTCAGTCGTAACAGTCCTCAAAGAACCCCACCTCGCTCCATCACATAATCCGTAGATGCCCAATGCAACTCAATACCAGCAGATGCCACATTAAGGTTAATTGAGCCACTAAAGCCTAATCCAGTAACACCTTGCCAAATCTTAGTGGTTACTAACTCACCACCCCAGTTAGCGTTATCCCATGTTGCTACATCCCATCTACCTACTCTTGAGGCATTAGGATTAAAGGTAATTTGATTGACCAACGGAATAGTATCAAAATCAACCGAAATACCGCATAAAACAGTCGGTATGCCGTTATCTGTTTGTAGGATAGGGCGAACTAAAGTAAAGCGTTTTTGTTGTCCTGGTGAGTCAAAGTAGCTATAGGCTTGCTGTGCAGTTGCAACAATGTTATTGCCATTGTCAGATGTAGAGTTGTAAAAATCACCTACATAGCCATCACCACCAAAGTGCATATCTGCATCGCCTGAAACTTCCCAGCAATATGCCTCAATATTAGTAAATCTAGCCCATGACTTGGTAATGGTGTGCATTACATACTGTTCCATACCGGTAGCTGTAGGAATGCTCAAAATCAGCATATTTTCAGAGGCATAATAGTTAATTTGCCAGCCAAACAAAGAGTTGTAGTTAGTGGCGGCTTGGCTTACTGCGTAGTAAATCTTGTCAGTAATGTTAACTCTAGGGTCTAAACGGCTAGATTGAAGTGCAGAAGCAAGAGGCACAAGTCCGTCTTGGGTAAGCAAAAGTAAGTCACCAGACCACTTGAAGAAACATCTACGGCTAAATGTTTGGCCTAATTGCCAAACACCCTTTAATGCCCAAGTTTCTGCTGTGTCTGGGTCTGTGCCGTTATAGACAATGACTTCACCCATAGAAGTGACAAATACCGCGTAGTCATCAGCTCCTTGTCCAGCATCTAGTGTCCAAGTGCCCATAGCTTGCAAATAGCCAGCATTACGAGCAATTCCACCAAAATATAGCGGAGAAGCAGCACCACCAATAGCATCTACATCAAGATACCAGCAAGTCATGGTGTCTTTTTGAGTAAAATATAGGCGGTTTTTAAATAGGTTTACATTGATAAAAGTGCTTGAATCTACACCTGTAATACCAATGACTGTATAGCTTCCTACTACTGTGGCGTTAGCTGCTGGAGCAGTAGCCATTGTGTATTCAAAAGTAGATGCACCAGTTACATTAATGACATAAGTGCCGTTATAGTTAGATTCTGTAGCGCCAGAGATAGTAACTCTGTTGTTATCTACTAACCCATGTGGTGCGGCAGTAGTTACTGTGGCAGTTAAATTGCCTGTGCCGCCTCTAGTAATAGTGCTTATTGTTTGAGCAGTATCGGTAGTAGCAACAAAGAACCATTGTGTACCATCGTAAATTAGCGTAGGGTCCTCACCATTACAGGCTATTAAAAAATGACCTGCTTGGTTAGTTAGATTGACATGCTGAAACTTAGCGTTTGTAAGTCCGTCAAAATACTCTACTGCGGTATCTGGTTTTCCGTCATAAATCTTAGTGCCAGCAAAAGCAAATAATTTATAGCCTACATCTTCTGTGTAATTCATCAATGAATACACTTTTCCAGAAATACCTATACCAGTTTTTGTATAGCCTTTTCTTAGGGTTACATCGGTAGGGGTAGGAAAAAAGTTAATTAATTGCACCGCATCTAACGGATTCATAGCTGCCAAAGAATCCCTAGCGTTCCAGCCTCCAATAGGGGAGGCTAGAGAGGTAGTAGTAGCAGAACGACCTTTTGCTTGAGCCATTATGAGCCGTAACCAGTATCAGGAATATTAGCGTAACCAATAAGCACTTTAGATGGGTAAGGAGCAAACGATAGGTTAGCAGCGCCTTTATCTTGGGCTTTAGCGACAGATAAGTAGCGTTGATAGTCTTGTGATAGCGCAGTCGTATCAAATGATTTAACTTGGAAATACTTGAGTTTAGTAGCCAAAACAATGATGCGGTCATCTAAAACAGTAGTGTCAGAGTCAGCAGTAAAGCTGTTTTGCACCACTCCAGTAGGGCTTCTTACCCAACCTTTAGACTTGTATTCCCAACCTAAATACTCATTGGTATTCATTGGAGGCCATACTTGAAATTGGTTATCCAGAATACGCCAGCGAATACGAGGACCAGTTGAAATATAACCAGATTTTAGCCATTGCCATTGTTGAGCATCTTCAGGCCCCAAAGCTTCCCAATGTTTAGTTTTATCCCATTGAGTGCGGTTTGTAATGCGCTCAAAGTCAAAAGGAAGGTCATAAGCTGTTTGGGCTAATACAATAGCGCCATTACCGCTACCAGAAGCCATTTGGCTCATAGTAATAGTTTGACCAGATACGCTTACAACTTGGGTATCTTGGTTAATGTTGTAGCCTGTAATACCCCATTGGCTATCAACAGCAGTCAAATCTACGCCAGCGTCTACTTCTAAGACTACTGAGCCGTTTATAGCGGTTGCATTACAGTTAATAGCTTGTGTATAAAAGCGGTATTGAACTTGTAAGGCTTGCCAATCGTATTCTTTGACTAAATCATACCCAGCACCATTCATTAGGGCTAAAATTTGCTGAACATCCTGAGATGTATTACCAGCAACATAGGTAGGTACGGCAAGGTTAAGCTCGGCTGCAGTTTGTTGCACAAGCTGTAACATAGTTTGGGACATAATTCACCTTTACTTGGAAGTTAGCCAAGTAGTTGGCTTTGTCCAATTATATACAAAAAAGAGGGATTTCTCCCCCTTTTTTATTCCGTTACTTCTTCTTTTTTCTTACGAGGCTTCTTTTCAGCCATCATAGCCATTAAAGCATCAATTTGTTGCTGCTGTTTTGCTGCTCTTGCTTCAGCTTCCATTTTAATTGCAGCGTTTTCTTGGCGCAATTTAGATAGCTCTTCTTCTCGTTGATTAGTTTCGCCAACTTGGTCAGCAAGGTTCAAAAATGCTTTGGCTTTGTCCCTAAATGAATAAGGATTCATGCCAGCAATCATGCCAATCTTTTGGATTTGTAGGTCAGAAGCATTGGCAACTGACTCTACAGTAGCGAATTTAATGCCTTTTAGCTCATCTGCTTGGGAACGGCTAATAATTGTCCATTCTTCAATAGGAGTGCCTACAATTTGCTCATGTCCTGCTGTTTGGTTCTGATAATGCGCCCATTGACGAGGAAAACGAGCTTTGTGACCTTCGTTTGCATAGGTGTCAATCTCAGTTAATGAGTCACCAGGTACGCAAATACGGACAAAATCAAACTCTTTAAAGATTGGTCTACCAGCAACCATTGATTCATCTTCTTGCTTCATGGAGCGTTTGTAGAAAGTTACTGCTAGGCGTGAATCTGCGCCCATATCGTCACTTGGAAGTGCCATTTTAATTCTCCTAAGTAGTTAGGTTGTTAAAAAGAAAAAGGACTGCCCCTTTTGAGGACAGTCCCTAGGATACTACAGATACTGATTAAACAGATGCTTTA